TCCTGTTTCAAATACTCTATTTTGGAGTTTACCACTATCAAATTTTAATGTCTCTTTAATTTGTGTTAATTTTTCTTCCAAAGGAATTAATTCTTTTTTATTATCAAGAACCATATTTTTTTATTTTTTGGTTTATTCTATAAATCTCAACATTAACTTGAGATACAGATTTATTTAATCTTTTAGCAATTATACCATTAGAAATTCCTTGTAAATATAAGGAATATAATTTAATAAATTTATCAGTATTAAATATTATATCATAATTTTTAACTTTTTGTTTTAAAAAAACAACATCATCTAAAATTAATTTTTTTTTTACAATAGGTTTAATTTTTGGCTTACTAAATTTATCAGATAATAATTGTCCTTCAATTTTTTTAACAATATTTGGAATAAATGCATATGTTTTATTAAATTTTTTAGCCACTTCTGTTTTAGTATAACCTTTTAAAAAGTATTGTATAGCCAACCTTTCACTAAATTTTAAATTTTTCATATAAAAATTATAATCAGGATGATCTTGTATATCTTCATATATTTTAATATAATCTGCATGTTGAGATTCAAAGTAAACTAAAGATGCTTCAGATTCTTGAAAATAATTAACATATCCATGTATTTTAAAACTAGTATTTGTTATTCTTTTATGAAAAGCCCAAAATGTACAATTTTTCATTATTTGAATAAATTTACCTTCAGTCATCAGATCTTTAGGTTTATTAAAATATTTAGTTTGTACATATAAATAAACATCTTGGTATAGATCATCAGCATCACTAAAATCTCTATTCCAAGTATGTTTATCTTTTTTTTTAGTTAAATTTACACAATATTCATATATAATAGGTTTAAGCTTTAAAAAATCATTTATTGTATAGTTATTTAATGTTGTGTTCATCTATATAATCATCTAATTTTTTTGTAAATTCTAAATCACTTTTACTATCTAATACAATCAACTTAACTAGTTCACAAAATTGTAATTCTGGAATAGTCATCCATATCCTATCTATTTTATTTAAAATAGGAAACATTCTTTCATGATTTTTATTACTAGATTCAATAATTTCTTTAATTCTTTCATTGTGCTCCATAATCTTTTTTTAAATCGTTAATTGTTCTAAATAGTTCATATTCTTTTAAACATGGTTTACTAGATACTTCATCTATTAAATTCACATCTACATTTAAATAATTTGCATAAAGTTTACGTTTGATATTATCTGGATATAAACAATCATGCATATATGGTCTATGGTCTTTAATATTTCGCTCTATACCATAGATATTAAGTATTACACTTTTATAACTATCTGAGGTTTTAGAGTATTTACCATCAATAATCTTTTCAAAATCTTCATGAAAATGATTAGGAATTTTATAATATAACAAATATTCTTCATCATCTTCAATATATTCAATAAAATTTTCATTTAAATTTTGCAATAAAACAAATGTAATAGATTCTTCAGCAAAATCTAGTTTATTTAATATTATTACAATTTGTTTACTAATCACATCCTTAATATAAGTATTTATAAATATTTTAGGATGATATTCTATAATTTTTGCTTCTGAAATGCCTATTAAAGGCATTAAAAATGAAGTTGTTCTAGTTCTAATAATGGAACCTTTTTCTATATAACCAAAGTTATTCAGCCATTCTAAGCGTTTTTGCATAAAGATTAATACTATTTATAAGTTCTGGAGATTTTATATCTTCATAAGAAGATAAAATTTTTAAACACACATAATTTTTATTATATTCTTTCATTCCAAATTCTTTTCCAAAGTATTTTATATATTCATCTAATACTACCTTTTCACAATCGTCAACATTAATATTATTAAATAATTTTTCAACATATTTTTTTCCTTTTTTTGGAATTCCTTTTGTATTATTATGTGTACCTTGAATCATATCTTTCCAAAATTTAAAAAGTTCTTCTTCTTTAGTACATGTAACCCATTCACCTTTTTTCCAATTATAATGTGTTCCTTCTAATCCTAAAAGATCAGAATCAATAGCACATATAAATGAATTTTCAATTTGTAATCTAGCAATATTTACAGCATCATCAACTTCAATATCATTTACTTCTATTGCGCCATGTTTTTTAATAAAATATTGCTTTGTAAATTCCCACATTTTAGGAGAATCTTTATTTCTATCTTGTTTATAGGTAGGATCTACTTCTAATTTTTTAGAAATAGTATTCCTACCCTTAATAAATGCAAGATAATGTGTGGCTTTAGAGTTTTCTAAAATCATCCTAATTAAATTATCACAAGATAATTCAATCTCATCTTCAGATTTATCTATATATAAAAATCTTTTACTACACTCAGTTCTCATTGCATTACCAAATTTATCTAATTGTTTATTTGGATGAAATGCTGTAAAACAAACTGAATCAAGATCTATAATTGCAATATTATTGCTCATAATCTGGTTTTATTTCAGTGTATTTATCTTTAATCATTTTAGATAATTGTTTAGCTTTAAATGTATCAGAAACAGCTTCTTTTATTGAGTTAGCTCTTTTACTAATTTTATCTAAAAACTTTGTGATATCTTCAAGATCTTTATATTCTACTTTTGGCATATTAAAATTGTTTTAATTTGTTAATATAATTACTATCATTAGCATATTTTATTCTAACTAAGAAGTCATAATAATTTTCATTATTTTTTAATCTTTTCATTTGCCAAGCTTTATAATCAATTACTGATTCTTTCCAAGATTTATATTTAATAATATTAGTATCTGATATTTGAAAACCAAATAAAGCATTATATTTTTTAAATTTATTAGAAATAAAATTACCTGTTTCTAGTTTAGCTTGATTATATACAATTTTAGGATGTTTAATTTCTAATAAATTTATAAAGTTAATTAAAGAATCTTCAAATTTTAAATTTTTATTATAACTATTAATTTGTGTAAAATTAGAATTTACTCTAGTTTCATATTTATAAAAATTACCAATTAAAGATAATATTAACATTATACTTGTAATAATATTGACATTTCTAATAAATTTATATTTACTTCTATAATCCATAATATTTTTTTTAATTATTTTTATATTTCCATTTAAATCTTCCACTCGATTTTCTTTTCCCTAAACATACTTGTCCAATATGTCCAGAATTAATTTTTAATACTTCTGCTGCATTTTTAATACTAATCCATTCTTTAATAAAATTATCATTTAAATCAAATTGTAAAATTGGTTTAAAATTATGAGAGTTCATTGTAAGTTTAAATTCACTAATTCTAGTTTTACCTAAAGCATGTTTATTTCCTAAACGAGCTTTTCCCATTTTAATACAAGTTTCTTTTGATAACTTTTTACCTAAATTAATAAATTTTAAATTATCTTTTTGCGCTTGAGTTCTTATAGAATTTTTATTTTTAAAACCTATTCTTAATTTAGTATCATAACTCATTACAGAATAAATATCTCCAAGTTTAGGGAGTCTACAATTCAAATTTTCTTTTTCTAAAACATTAAATCCCCAACCAATCATTGTTTCATATTTTAACATTTCATCAATAGGTACTTTCATGATAATTTCAAATATGTGTGCTTTCCAACCATACTTAAGTAATGAATTGTATAATTTTCTTTGAGATTTACATTTTAATAAATAATAATGATTCCATCTATTTGATATATTAATAGTACTTCCAACATATAATCTTCCTGTAGGACTAGTAATCATATAAATGTAACCAATTTTATTTATTTCCATAATATTTAGCTTTTATAATTGCAATAGATTTATTAACTGTTGTTGAATTATTTGGAGCAAAATAGTCAATATTCCAACCATTAACTGTTAACCAATGTTTAAAGATACGCAATTTTAATAAATATTCATCAGAATAAAGACCTTTTGTTTCTATAATCCAACCTGTTTTGGTGTCTTTATTTAAACAACTAAAATCTGGTTTAATAGTAATGGCTCTTAAGTTATTAGTAACTTCTCCAAATTGATAAACATATTTTGGTTTTTTTTTATCTTTAAATCTAGCATTAATTCCTAATTCTTTAGCTTCATCATATGTCATCATACGTTTATAAAGCTGATAACTGACTCCTGATGCAATAAATTTGGGTTGAAGTTCAAATACATTATCTTCATAGTTAAAATGTGTTATACTAGCTTTTTGTAAGGCCTGATAACACATTTTTTCTAATCCAGATCTTAACTGAACCCCATCATGAATAGTAGGAATCCCATGAGGAACTGCTTTTTTCTTAGGTTTAGAACTAGTTTTAAAATTTTTTTTAACAGGAGCCCGTTGTATTTTCATTTCTTTCTCTTAAAATTGCTGTTGTCCAAGTATCTAAGTTTTTAATATATTTAAAACCCATACCTGGATAATCTATTTTTCTATCTATTAAAATACCTACAACAGGTGTAGGATCTAATGTAGTAATAATAACTTGATCTCCATCAAAATGAATATTTGTATTTAAAGTGATAATTCCCACTTTAGTAGTATCATTTAAACACATAACTACTCTATCTGTAGGAATATCAAATTGACTAGCAATAGCGTTAATATAAATTAAACTTGAATTGGTTGTAATAATCCATAATTCATATTCAAACCCCTTACTAGAGTAATCATTTTCTTTAGTAGCTTTGATTAATTGTCTAAAGTCCTCATGATTCCAAATATCTGTAGGCTCAAAACTTACTTTAATTTTTTCCATAATTTATTTATCTTTAATGTTAAAATAATACAGTAAACTTAAAAAGATACCCATAGGTAAAGTAAATAGTAAAATTAAAAGTCTATCTTCTGGATTCCAGTAAAATATATTAAAAGTTAGTTTATAAAAACTAAAACTAATATAAAATATTGCAAACCATGCAAAAAATACTATTATACTTTTAATTAATTTCATTTTCATCTTTTTTAATATCTGATTCTTCTAATCTAACTTCTGTAGTTTCTTCTTTACTCCAAGATTCTCTAGTTACTAAATACCCTAAAGAATTAATAAATTTTGATCCATTTGTTATATACATATCATCATTTATAACATTGTGTAGTAATGTCCATATATTATTTAATGGTACATCTTTTAGTTGGTGTATATCTAAAAATAAAAAACCATCGCAAGGAGTATCTGATTCTATTGTATTTTTTATTGGAGAATATTTATCACAAAATTGTGTCCAATTAATTTTTACCATATTCTTTTATATATATAAATATTTGACATAATCCTACAACAGTACAAAGTATTCCCGCAATCAGATTTATATATTTTATAAATGTATAATTAGGAACATATCGCCATAATATTAAATTTATTATTCCTAAAATTAAGTTTGTCATAACAGTTTCTTTTTAATTAATTTTTTAGCTTTTTCCATTTAAAGCCTTTATAAATATTATCCTTATTAGTTCGTATAGCTGTAGATAAATGTTGTTTATTAATTCCTAATTCTTTTTCAATGTCTGAAACTCCTTTCCATCTTTTTATAAAATTACCATTTAAATCATATTGATATAAAACTTTACTACTATCAGGTAAAAAGAAATTTAATTTTTCTAAACCCCATATAAACCCATTATAATAATGTGATTTACTTTTAGTAGCAAAAGATATATTTCCAGGAGGACAATTATTATCTCTAGCTGCATCTGACATACTATTATATGAATTAATATACTCACCATATAAAGAATATTTATAAACAGGAATAGATCTATGATGATCTTTACCAAACTTACCTTTACATGAATGATTTAAAGATTTTTTCAAATTAGATTCTTTACTATGAATTTTACCAGAATTTTTACCTTTATTACCAATAGATATTTTTAATTTAGCTTCTTTAGAATGTTTTAAATTTCTAAAAGAAGCTCTACCAGTAGATGTCATATTTAATCCAATCTTTTTATTTGTATAATAAAAAGAATTATAAAATTTAATATAATAAGTTTCTAATTCATCTATTTTAGATTCATTTGTTTCTTGTAAAATTTCAGATTTAAAATTATCCCAACCATATTCTTTTAAACAATTATATAATAATAATTGACTTTTACATTGTAGGGTTTTATATTTATGGAATCTTTTATAAATAGAATAAGTTTGTCCAATATATATTTGTCCTGTAATAGTATTAGTTAATTTATAAATATAATATGTTCTAGATATTTTCATGTAATTTTTGTAATATTCTTTTAGTTTTTTCTTTACCTATTTTTTTATGAAGATCGCTGATGTCTTTACAACCAGTGCTTTCAGGTATAAAGATAGGTAAAATATTATATTTATCCAAAAGTTTTTGAGCACCATTTCTACCAGCTTCATCGTTATCATATAATGAAATTATTGTAGTAAATCTTTTAGATAATTCTTCATAACTTTTTTTAGACAAGTCATTTGTTTCTGCTTGTACTGCTACAGAATCATATTTCATTTCATATAAACACAAAACATCTTTAAGTGACTTTGTAAGTATTAATAAATCTCCTGTGTTGGGAAGTTGATCATATCCTTGTAAACAATCACTACCTACATTACTTAACCATTTACCTTCTTTAGTGATTGAATAAGGGTTATAGATTTTAAGATATTCTGTATCATTTTTAAAGAATTTATAAGAATATAAAGGATTACTATTTTTATACTCAAATACATAGTGTTTATCTCCCTTATTTAAATAAACATGACTACAAGCCTTAACATTAAAAAATTGTAATGTTTGTAAAGATATACCAAATTGCATCCAGTATTCATAATCTATTAAACTAAATGGTTTAACAATTACTTGAATATTGGATTTAGCTTTAATTAGTTTAGGTGCATCATTGCTCAATAATAATTGAGGTGTTACATTTAAATTAGTTTTTTTTAATCCAAAATCAGTAGCAATGATATTACAAGTTTCATGATAATTAGATCCATACTTTTTACTTACATAATCAAATGCTAAAAAATAATCACCATTACCATAATCTTTATAATAAGGTATTCCGTTAGCACTAATTTGTATTCTACAACTAGGATTTGAATCATTATAAAACTCTGATTTAAAACTAGAATCTGATGATTTATAGTTAATGCAATATCTTTCTAAAATCTGTAATTCTGTAATATATTTAAGTATTTCATCTTTTGTTATTTGTAAACTAGCATTATCAAAATTGAACATAGTTTATAATTTATACTTTTCATATTTTGAAATATGATTTTGTAATTGATAATACATTTGTTTAATAACCCTTCCAATTTGATATTCATCCATATACACTAATCCCTCCATTGTTAATTGAGATTCAATCTTAAAATATTGAGGGGGTAATTCTTTTTCTGCAATACCAAATAATCCTGTTTTAATTTTACGAACACCACAATCATACATTCTTAAAAATCCATCAATCTTTATTTCACATACTCTTCTTTTTGCAATTTCTAGTTCAAATGGGTCATTAATAGGATTTATTTCTATATTCATATTATATTTCTTTTAATATTAATTGATATTTTTTACCATTTTTAAGTTCAACAACATCATGTTTAATATCTTTAACTTCTTTATAAATATCAAAAATACTAATATTTAAACTATTTGCTATAGCTAGTCTTAAACTACAATTAGCCATACTATTCATTTTCCAACTATTCATAATTTAATTTTTTATAAAGTAATAATAAGGATAAACTTGTCTTCTTTAATTTATCTACACGCCTACCTTCCTATTTTCATAGGTTTAGGTCGGCTGGGTTCAAACCATATTTAACGATAACTTATTATTACTTAATTATTAAAATGTAACTGAGTCAGTAGCAGGACTACTAAATGTAGAATCTGTTGGTGCTGGATCAATAGCTAACTTTTTAATATTTTTTTCAATACTAAAATATAATTTACTATTAGATTCTAATACTGTTTTTGATTCACAAAATACACCTGGACTGAAAGATGATGCTACATACTTAGTTCCTTTTTGAGAAATCTTTTCTTCACCTATTACTTTTAATCTAAATTCTTTACCTACTAAAAGTACAGCTAATTTACTAGCTAGTTCTTCAGCAGATTTAACATTAGGCATTTTTGTTTTAGAAGTAACTTCATCTAAAGAATATGTAGCTGCAACTAAAGAAAGAATTGCATTTTTAGATATATCCCAAGCAGATTTTTGTTTACCAGGATTAACAACAGTGCTTATATAGTATTGCTGTTTAAGTTCTGCTCCTGTACTATCTTCTACTGTAAATTCTAAATAAGGAGATTGTTTTTGAGTACTAAGACCATTTGTAATAGATACTATTTTTACAATATGAATACCTGGTTTAATTGTTTCTTTAAAATTGCTTTTAGATACTTCTGCGTTATCAAAATTGAACATAATTTATATTTTTAATTGTTAATGATTTAATTTATAAGAGATATTATTCTCCTAATTGATATTTTGTAATTTTATCCAAAATTAATTTATAGTCATTTGGTTCAAATTTATCTAAACATCCTTCTGGAGATTTAGCTAATCTAGTTCCATCACTATTTGTCAAAAATGAATAATCCATTTTTCCATTTATTTCTTTCACATCAGTGTGAAGAACATATGTAAAGTATGAAGGTATTTTAATTTGTGTATCCATTAATTTACCAGCAGTTTGTAGAGTAATAATACTATTACCATGTACATCTGTACCTCTTTCAGTATGTCCAATCACTATCACATTTAAATCATCACGTAATGTTTCTTCTATTTTAATCAATCCTTGAAATACATCAATTGCTAAATCTGTCCATTTATTGTATCCGGTAATTTTAGCATCTGACATAACTCTATTTGTGACAAAATGTGTGAACAGTTTGTTATCTATAAGGCTCTTTATCCTTATATTCTGCAATTTAGTCTATTTATATTTGCAGCTCAGACTATCTCATCATCTAATTTTAGATGTTCTTATTTCGTGGTAGATTCAGATAGGTTACTTATCTACTAGTCGTTGAACCTTTCTAGCTACTATTATACCATTCACTAGCTTGGTAACTGATTATCTTATATAAAGACTTTCCAGTTTTAAAAGAATTTAATGAGGACTTACACAATTAATTTATATTGCATATTCACAACAGAATATTTTTGTAGTATTTTAGTTATAATTTCTGTAGATTGTCTACTAAAATACAAAACACTATTTTGATGTACTGTTGATTTAATATTAAATTTTTCATAAAGAAAGTTAGAAAATTCTAATACATTATTCCTATCAAAACAATAAGACGATAATTTATAATTTAAATTATCTTTACACCCATCATCATAAATTAAAAGAGCTAAACTTAACTCAGAAAATTTATCTTTAATGAAATCCATTGGTATTATCTTTTTGTTATTTGGATAAAATATTTTTCTATATTTTAATAATGAAGGAATGTTATAACTATAAGATCCATACACTAAAACACCTTCTTCTGAAGTAAATTCAGATTTTAAAAGATGAATTTTAGATTTACTCATAAGATTTTTAAAAATATTTACTTTATAATTAAAGTATTCTTTTTGTTTTTCTGTATGAGAAAATTGAAATGATGGGTATTTTGATAGTTTTGTTTTAAACACTAAAGTTGAATCTCCTAATAATGTACCAATAAATGCTTCTTCTTGAATATCTGTCATATAAACATTTTGATGTTTAGAGTTAACTGGAAGATTTAATTTATTTCTTATTCGACCAACTTTAAAATAAGGAATATTTAAAAGTATTGAAATTTCCTTATCTGTTTTTCCTTCTTTATTTAATTCTTTAATTTTATTTTCCATATTTATATATTTGAGTTATTAACTCATTAAATATACAGATAATTTTAATATTATGCAAATTTATTTTAATAATATTTTTTAATCCTCAACAATAATTGTTTTAAATTTTGCACCATTATTTGCACTAATAAGGATAGTTTTTAATTCTGGAAATGTAGAACAATTTACCACATTTCCTTTTTCTTTACTATATTTTACAGCACCACCTTTAAAAGGAAGTTCTTTTCTATTAGGTTTAACTAATAATGTTGTATTTTCATCTAAATTTAAAATAGCTCTTGATTTTCCTGTACCAGGTTCACCGATAGTCAATATAATTCTTCCCATTTTATTTATTTAAGTATGCTTGATAATCCTCTAAAGTCATTTCTTTAGGTAATTCTTCAAAATATCCAGCTTCAGGTTTAGTATATAATCCAATAGATATATTATCTGCACCTAATCTGTTTTTGATTGCTTTAAGTAATCTATATTTTCCACGTAAATTACCAGAAAATCCTTCAACATTAATATTATAATTCAAACTTGTTTCCAGTTGCATTTTATAAGGATTTAATAATCCTAATACTACATCTGCATCTATATATAAGTTACCTGAATCACGGAAGTCATTTTGTTCTGGAGAAAGATCTACACCCCTATATTTAACACGTTCTATATTAGATAAACTTTGATTAAACTGTTGTACTATAAAAAATGTCATACTAAACATATTTCTACAAGCAACAATATATTCGGACATTTTATCCATATTTTGTTTAAGTGTAAATCCTCTTTCAAATTTTAATAAACTAGCATGATCCAATACTACAATATTATATTCTTCTTTATTATTAGCTGTCCAACTAATAATTCTATCTTTACTATTTCCATCTTCATCAGTATATGGTTCAGTAATAAATGTACCTTTAGCTGACATTGTTTTCCACCATTCAGAATAAAGTCCAGTAGGATTAGTTGGAATCCAATGCCATTTTATTTGTGCAAATATTTCTTCTAATTCAGGTAATTCAGAATCTACAATTTCTTGTTCTTCTGAATTCATTCTAAGTTTACCCATACCTTTAATAAGTTGTGGAGATATAACTCTATTATATTTATTATATATTATAATAGATAACCAATTAGCTTTTTTACTTATTTCATCAATTTCCCATGAATAATAGGTAACATTAATAGGAATTTTTTTTTCTCTAGCATCTTGAATTCCATTTAATATTATAAAATCACATAGTGTCGTTTTACTAGATCCCGAAAGGCCCCCAATTAATGTATAACAACTTCTTTGTGTATTATAAATATAATCATTAATTCTATTAAAACCATTAGCTAATCCTTCATATTCACCTGCAAGACCTTTTGCAATTCTATCTTTAAATTGCGTCATAATTTCTAGTTTCTTTAGGTAAGTTTTGAATATTGCTAACATCTTCTAAATATTGTTCCCAAGTTCTTTGAGATAAAAATGTAGATAAAAGTTGCATAAATTCTTGTTTATTATCTTTAAGATGATCCCTATAGTATTTTTGTATACATAATAATATTTTTTGATGTAAAGTAACATTTAACGAAAAGGATACTTTATTTATTATAGTTGATTTATATAATTTTTTACATCTATTCAAATCATTATGTAGAGGTCTAGTACCACCAGTAATTCTCTTAACTGATTTTGGATAAGTAGACAGCAGTTCTTTAAATAATATTTCAAATTCATCATTATTTGCAATATTAAATAAATTTTTAGCCTGTTCTGTTACTTTAATATCATTAAAAAGAATATTTATCTCATCTTTTAAGATAATAAACCCAGAATTTCTTAATCTTTGAAATATTAATGTTTCTATTCTACCACAATGGGTAATATATTTCATTAATGTTTCTTCATCATTGTGAACTAAACAAAATAATACAAAATAATCTTCAATTTTAAGTTTATTAGTATAAATTTTCATTAAGTCTACACTAATTATTTCAATCATAAATACATTATTTTAGTTTGATCAAAACGCTCTAAAGCATTTTTGACCCATTGTTCATCAATTGTATCTTTATAACATAAGATATGTATAGTACTACAATCATCAGGATTTAATCTAAGGAATCTAAAAATCTTTTGGGTTGCTTTTCTTTCATTACCATAAGAGTGCATTATTATTCCATATTTAAGATTTGTTATATTAATTCCTTCATTTAATTGTTCTACTGCACATAATTTTAATAATTTACCTTGTTTAAAAGACTCTAAATTTGATTCGGAAAACTTATTATTTGAATGATAAGTTGTTGCACAAATTCTAGCTGATTGCTCTTGAGTACTTGCAAAACAAAGACATTTATTAAATTCTCCTATATTATTAAGAAGTTGTTTAGCTTTTAATTCTTTTGATAAAAATCCTTGCATAGCCTTCATGCGTTGTATAGCTGCTATTTGTTTCATTTTACCATGTGAATTATCAACTCTTCCAGTCCAATAATTATAAATAGCCAATTCACTAGTATTCCATGTAGCATTAGGTTTAATTATTTTAATATTTTTTACCCTATCTAATTCAATTAAGTGAATAACTAGCTTATAATCATTTAATATAAAGTCATCTATTGCTTCATCTGTACTATAGGAATATACTACAGGACAATATTTATCCACCATAAACCATTTTTCTGATTTCTCATTAACTGGTGGTGTTCCTGTAAGTCCTATAATTTTACCTTTAAATTTACTTAATATAAAATTACAAGTTAAAGTAAGTGAGTGTACCTCATCTAGATATATAATATCGTAATCATTTATATTTTGTTTACTTAAAGATAAATATGTTGTAAAAGTAATATTACTAAGAAGATATTCAAGATTAAATTTAATGGCTTCATCTTTCCAAGATTGGAATATAGATTTTTTAGGCGCTGCTACTAAAAATTTTGAATGACCATTTTGATTCATGTTCATATGCTTTAAACCTATTAGTGTTTTACCTCCAGAACCTGAAAGAGCTACAGTACCTCTTTCAACATTCTCTAATACCTTAAGTACCTTTTCTTGAATATCATTACGAGTCATATTAAATTTCTTTAGTTGAACTTAATGAATCATAATAATCTTTTTCTAATTGTTCAATATCTTGAACTTTATTAAAAAGTTTATTACAAGCATCATTAAATTCTTTCATTTTAGAATTTTCTAAATCTTTTAATTCTTTCTTTTTATCAGCAATAGATTTTTTAAGAAGTACATGTTTATCTAATAATGTAGATAAATCATTTTTAATATCTAATTCTAGTTTTTCTTTTCTATCTTTTAGTAAATTTTCTACAATAACTTCTACTGTATCTTTTTTTACTTTAGATGTATTACTCAATAGCTCTTCTCCACCCAACACTCCAACTAAACGTTTCATGTTGTTTTCAAAAGTTTTAACTATTTTATCTTGATTTTCTTGAGGTGTACCTTGAGGTATTTGTTCTTTAGCTTCAATCATGATTAAAATTTAATATTTATTATATCATCAAATAAAATAGATGATGGTGTTTTAACCTTATTAAAAACAGGTATTTCTACTTTAAATGAATTATCAGAACTTACTCCTTGAATAAACTTATCTACAAATATAGGAAATGTTACTTTTTTAAATTCTCTAAAAGCATATTTAGATTTCCAATCATTTGTAGTAAAATAAGGTTTAGCAAAATTATAAAACAAACTTTTAGAGTCATTTATAGAATGATTTAATCCTTTAGATAAATTTTCTAATATTTTATCATTAGATTGTTTTATAATTAATTCTAAATCAGATTGTTTTAGCATATTAATCTACTAATTCAAAAACTGGTGCGTGAAATTTACGAATTTTCAACTCAGCTGATTTTAATAATTTAGTTGTTTGAGCTACAGTTAATCCATAATATTCTGCAATTTGATCTTTTTTAACTCCTGAATCTACCATAGCTGTTAATTCTGCTTTAGAAATAGTTTTAGCTGTTTTAGTAGTGCTAACTACATTGTTTAATTGATTTTCCATGTTGTTTATTTTATATTGTTTTATTTATTATTAATCTAATATACACCAATCATTTTCTAAAATATCAGAAGGACTAGCAACCCATCCATAAATAGTATTATCAGGATATACTATAACTAATTGATTTTTGTACTTAATAGTGTTCATTTCAATAGGATCTACATTGGTAGGATATACTCCACTTGTATGACGTTTGATAAACTCATCTTTAATGGCTTGAGGTAAAGATTGCATTTTAGGAACTATATCCATGTTAATTACACTAGGTATTTGCATGAATATAAATAATCCTTTACCATTCCAACCTTTACGAGCTACTCTTTTTCCTTCATGTAGTGCTTTAATAGCATCTCCAAAATTTAAACTTTCTTGCATTTTATTTATTATTTAATTTTATTTAAAAAATCTACCAAATATGATAGATCTTCTGTTTTTTCAGTGTTTAAAACGTATTCTTTAAATTCAAAAAATGTTATTTTTTCAAAAACTCCAATAGCATTATTACCCCAGGCTCCTTCATAATTTATTATATTACCAGGACAAGGTTTATCTGAAAACTTAATAGTATTAATTCTCCAATTATCTACAATAGGTCTTTCCTCTTCAGTAAATCTTAAATACCAATTATTATGTGGAAATACGTATTCTTCTTTCATTTAGCATTTAATATTACTTAGTTCTAAATCAATTTTATTTATTTCTAATTCTAATTTAGTAAGAATAATTTCTTTAATTTCTTTAGAAAATAATGTAGAACATTTTAGAACATGGGGACCAAAACCAAAACTAGGGGGTTTAATAGTATTATAACATAATTTCAAAGAATATTCACTATTGGTAAGATTTGATAAATCCATTAATAAATCAGATTTAAGTTTATATAATTCTGATATTTTTTTTACTTGTTCTTTTGTCATATTATTTATTATTTACTCCACAAAATAATGATTCTAACCAAGTATTAAGTTCTAGAGAAGATGTTTTAATTAAATGAATGCAGTGTCTTATATCAATATTATGATGATATTTTACATAACCGCCAGCATTAGTACCTTTAGCACCTATACGTAAATCTAAACCATATTTAGTGGAAGTATTCATTAATACTTTATTTCCGGTATAATCAATCCAAATATGAGCACCACCTGATTTAGTGTTATATAAAAATGATTGTTTTAATTCATCCCATATATTATTAGAGATGTATTCAAAACCATTTTTATTATTTTTATTATCAACATCTAATACGATATAATTATCTGATGGAGCTACTGCTAAAGCATAACCTTCAGGAATAACTCCTTCAAAAAATGTATTATCTGGAACCATGCTCCATTTAACTATAGGTGTGTTGTTTTTTAATAAAAAACTTTTCATATTTAAATAAAAACATACTGTAAAGCAGCCTCGGGTTTAACCCAATAAGCTTTATAATCTCTGAATTTACAATAATCCCAAAGTCTATCTATTTCTTCTTGAATAAACTGATCTAATTCAATTTCATTTGTTAATTCTTCTTGTAGTTGGTCATTGGTTAAACCTAAATGTTGAGCATATCCAATAAGAGTTACTACTGAAGTATTTCTTGAACCTGGTTCAAAAGAAATATTATTTTCTGTTATGAAATTTCTAATTTCTGACATAATTTACTTTTTTAATATTACATATTATGATACGGATTATTTTCAATCCATTGTTTCATTTCTTCTTGTGATTTAAAACCTAAATCTTCCCAATTTCCTTTAGAGATCAAAGACCAAGTTTCTTTGTTATTTTCTATTTTAGAAGTAGCTTCGGCTTTTAATCCTTGCAATTCTTTTAAAAGATTATCTAATTCGCTCATTATATAAGAGTTTTTAAAATTTGTAGTTGTTCTTTTGTAATAACTTGTTCTTTTTTCCAAGTTTGAAGTATTTGTAATACTATTTTAAATTGATCAATTGTATTATCAAAATATGTTGTACCTTTATCAGATTTAAATACATTATCACTTTTGATAATTTCTTCAACAATACTAATATATTTATCTGTAACTAAAGATAAATTATAACCCCTATCTGTGTATTTAATTACACGTTCAAATTGTCTTAAGATACGTTTTACATCCCAAAAATTAGGTTGATAAAATGATTTATTCCATTTATTCCAAGTACCTTCTAATCCAATCGTTTCTCTCAATGAGATAGTTTTACCTGTTTTAATATCATACCCTGTAGCAACTAAATCTAAATCAAAATTACTAAGAACATCAAATATATTATTATGATGTTTTTTAAATATAACATTTATATCTACACAAGTATTATATTTAAATTTAATTGTAACTAATCCTAATTTATCTAAAGAAGATTTACCACGTTTAGTATATTCTTGATATTTCCATAACTCTAAAGGATCTAATATTAGAAATTGAGGATTATAATGCATAAAATATAATAGTTCTAAAAAACTATGCTCATTATAACAAAATAAATCTACATCTTGTCCTTCAAAATAATCTAACAAACATGATCCAGTTATACAACCTTCTATATCTTGTTTTTTCAATAATTCAATAGCATTATCAATTTGTTCTTTCATTTATTTAGTTTTAAAAATAAATTAGGTTGAGGTCATTACTCTCATTTAATAAATCCCTGTTTTGAAAGATTTAACCTAATTTATTTAATTTAATTAATCTAGTTTATCTGAAGTAATTTGAACTGCTGCTAAAATTGTTTTAATATCATAGATATTATTTAATTTAACAACACCTTCACTAAAGTATTCACCTACTGACTCAACATTATTAATACTATTAAATTGATTCATTAATTTATTAATTTTTTCAGTTTTTTCTTTAGATTCTTCATAATTTACAAAGTCCAATGCATATTTAACCAACTCTTCATTAACTTTAGAAACTGGTTTAGAAGGTTCTTTTACATAAGTCTGAGTAGAACTATTAAGTGAGGCTAATACTTCACGTTTTATAGCTTCTAAATTATCAATTTTACCAGGTGTAAAATTTTTATCTTTAATTGCTTCTGCTAATTTTACTATATATTCAGCATTTTTTTGTTGTAAAACAAAATCAAAATGAGTTACAGGTTTGTTTGTTTTTTTGTTAATTAAATATCCAGCAGGATTTAATGTTAGTTCTTTAGATGTTAAAAATTCCATAATTGTTTTTGGTTTTTGGGTTTATATTTATTTATATTTATTTAGCAATACTGTTAATCCAATCTTTTACTACATTTACATTTTTAGGTTTAAAACATTTAGAATAACCTGTAAGGTTATTTGTTTTTTTGTCATGTGTATGTAATGAGTATAGTGTTTCTACTTCAAAATTACAAATAAATTCTGAACTAAATTTGGTATTTTTCCAATACCCTTGAGGAGAATCATCATCTCCAAAGGATATTACTGTATTATATTTTTTAGGTTCTTTTACAATATTTGCAAACATCGCACCTTCATTGTTTCTTCCTGCTTTTTCAGCTAATTTAACAATATCTGAATTTGGTATATCATCATAATCTAAAAAGTATGTTTCTCCTCCAGTTATAATAATATCTGCATAAAACTTTTTAGACATTAATTTTGCTAAATTAGTAATAGAAATTACAATTGAATTTGGAATTGATCCTGAAACATCTAGTATTAGTAAATTTTTTAAATTATGTTTTAATACTCCATTACCAATATTTAATCCTAATTGTTTATTAAATGCTATTGGATCAAATATTACTTCATCAATAATATTTGTTTCTATAGATAGTTTAATATCATCTAACCATTTAGGTACTATTTTTAAATTAGATAATTTATCAAAATCAATAAAATACTGATCTTCAATAAAATCATCAATAGATAAAGGAGTATTACCACCAGATGCTTCCCAATAATCACCCCCAGATTGTAATTCATAAGTTTTAAAATTTTTATAACCTAATTTATTTAAACAATTTAACCAGTTTAAAGGTAAATTTGTTTTTAAACAAGATTTATATAAAATTTGAAACTCTAAAAATATTTTAATAAAATCTAGTTCTGATTTAGATCCTATAATATATGGAATACCTTTAGGTAACATATCATAATCATCTTTATTTTCAACTAAATAAATTATTGGTAATTCAACTCTTTTACTTGTGATTTTTGTTAGCATGTTGTATAAGTTTTTTTAAAATTGGTAAATAATCAAAAGATTCTCCCTCTTTAATATTCAAAGAAGGTAAATCAATTGTTGCTATTACTGGTGTTGTTAATATTGGTAACAATAAATTATCATAAGGACTACTTAAGTCACATCCAATTTGATTTATAGCTTTTTCAATACTTCTAGGTGTGAGAAAGTCCCAATCAATTGTTTCAAATTTTTCTTTATTTATTAAAGTACATAGATTTTTAGATAAAGAATTAGGTATTCCGTATTTATTTTGTAAATATTCCATAAATTCAGAACTATCAAATTTTAATTCATATTTAATAAACCGTTCTTTAATTTGTGGAGTTAAATTAATTAATCCTTGTGGATTAGAGGCTGCTATAATCATTACATTTTTTAACTCTTTACCTGATGGCAACATTCTATCTTCTAGTAAATTTAATACTGCATCCAATGTTTGTTTTAAAGTACCGTTAAAAACTTCATCAAAAAACAATATATCACCATCATTTAAATTTGCTAATTCGTAACTATCATAAACTTCCCAACTTTTAGTATCTTTGTTAGGCATAACTCCTCCAACTACCTCATTAGGCATTCTTTGACTAAGTGTAACTTTTGTCATTTTAACACCTTTAGATTTTGCAAATTCTTTTATTATTGTAGTTTTACCTAATCCTGGGTTACTCATAAACAAAGGTACTGTTTTTTTTCTTAAAATAGGATTATCGTATGTTTTATTTAAAACTTCAAGCATTAAATTTTTCATTGTATTAGATTTTTTTAAATTTTTATTATTTGTTAATTCACACCATTCATTAAATGATATTACTTTATGATTCACTAATGCCCATTTTAAACTAGATACTGTTTTTTGTTCCCAAAAAATACAACAAGTTGATTTACAATAATCAAGAAGAAATTTATAATTTATATAATTTTGAACTATTTCCCATTCTTCTTGATTTTCACAATATACACACTTTTCTACCATATTATTCATTTTTAAGTGTATTTAATAATTTAAGTAATGGATACATATTTTCAATTATGGGATCATTTGAATAAATTGTTGATATTATATGACTTTTAAGTATTCTACAATAACAAGTAACAGTTTGTATAACATATTCAACAATAATATAGTGATTACCTAAAATATTTTCTACTATTAAACCAGTAGCCTCATTTTCATATTTTAAATAATCTACAATTACAACAATTGCATTATCGTTATGAATGCCATTAGGCATATTACATTGTTTTTCAGATTTAACTATTACTATATCTCCAACATTCATATTAAAATAAGTTTAA